GGCCACACGCTCCCGACGTGCTCGAACTCGAACATGCACAGCGACAGCGCCGTCTTCATGGTGTTCACGCTGCAGTGACCCGTCACCTCCCGCATCTGGCGATAGGACAGGGGGCCGCACTCGACGAACGCGGAGAACAGCTTCGTCTTCCAGTCGCCGAGGCTGGGATGTGCCCCGCGGCGGACATGAGAGGTCGGGTGCAACTCGCGCCAGGCCTGCTGAATCTCTTTGTCGATGTTGTAGGTGCTCAGCGATTCCGGAAACATGATCGGCTCACATTTAGAACAATAACGCGTCCCGTTCTCGACGAACATGTTCAATCCGCACAGTTCACAAAGCTTGCTGTGGACTACCGTGCATCCCAGAGGGACCGTATGCTCGACCTCCGCGAAGCCCTGGAACATGCCGAGCGTGAAGGCTTGGCCCGTCATCGGAACAGTATGAACACCGCCCACGCCCAGAGCCACAGGAGGAACGCTTTCATTTCGCCCTCTGCACTCCGACCTTCATGTCCCGCAGCTTCTCCTCGACCAGCTTCTCGTATGTCTTCCGCCAAGCTCCGTCCCGCATCAGCATCTTTCCGTGCTCCACTTGGTTCGTCGTGTACGGCTCCGGAAACTCCAAGATTTTAGCTTGCGCCACCGAGGAACTCCCTGCGGAGTTGACACACCCAATCGAGTTGCCAGACGGCCAGCGCGACGGGGTCGTCGATGATTTCCATGTGCCGCTCCAAAGCATCCGAGGCCGCCTGTATCTCGCTCGCGCAATGCAGAACACGCTCCAGATCGGGCTTCACGCTGGCTCCGCCTGCAAATTTGCAGCCCAGACCTGACGCCGGATCGCGGCTCCGTTCGACTGACGATATGCCTCGGGATAACTTAAATCGAGGTTCTCCGGCCTGCGCGGTGGCAAAAGCTTGGGAACGGGGCGCGGCCCTGCGCGGAACTGCTCTTTCACCTCTGCCCAGGCGAAGCGGCCGAGGAGCACTATGCCCAGCTTCGGCTGCGACGGCTTGACGTACTTGGCCCAGCTGACGTTGACCAACAACGCGGCGAATTTCGGGGACGTTCTGTGCGGCGGGAGATCGGGAAGAGAGTCGGAAGGCTTGGAAGGCAGGAGGTAAACGGGGAGCCGATTGTTGGCCATCAGTCTAGGGCAAGTAGGGTACGGGGATTCAAGTTGCGTTGAACCACCAGCTTCTATCGAGGCCGGAAACGCATGTTGAAGATTCGATTGAATAATAATCACAAATTGCCCCGCTGTAAAGAGTTATCTCAGACGCCGCTACTGGCAAGGGGTTTGCCATCGGTGACTATCAGCTTTTGTTCCAAAAGTCTTTCCGCGTAATCCGCAACACAATTGACCAGTTCGGGAGGGATGGTCGCCGCCCGCGCTTTCTGGGTGTCTTGCCGTTTTTGCGATTTGCTCGATCCGGTTGCGAGAATCTGTTCGCGGTTCCATGCGCCGAAACCCTTGTTTATTCCTTGCGGCATCAGCGGCGGTACGCCCGTTCCCCAAAGGTGATAGGGTCCACAGTGATGAACGGATCTGCCGACGAAATCCTGCGCCCGTCGCACGTTCTCAAGAATGTATGGCACTCCGCTTTCTTCGCAGATTGACCGCGTATGATTGAACAGGCGAATTCCCAACTCCGGGTAAGGCGGGTCTGGATGAAAATGCCGCATCCCAAAAACGGCGAACTGCTCGCACGGGGGAGAGGCGCAGATGAAATCGAAATCCTCCCAGAATGGACCATGCTCATCCCAGATATAGGTGGCTATTTCAGAAGCTGAATTTCTTGGCGCGATTCGCAACACATCGGCCATCAGAAAAATACAGCTTTCCGGTATCTCTAGTGGCTCAATCAAGTCCACTCCCACACACTCCCATCCCCTCGCCGCAAACGCCCGCGACCATCCCCATCTTCCTGAGAAGAGGTCCAAAAGACGGTACTTTCGTTTTCCTCCGCCCGTCCTCAAATCCCCAAATCCTTCTCAACCGCTACTGCTCCGCTCCGCGCTTGTGACGCGTGGCGACGTGTTGCATAAGTTCCTGGAGACTTTTGGCTTTGACTTTGCAATGCTTCGAGACTCCGCAGATGAACTTCACGACTCCGCTCCCGCGACCAAGACTCCTGGCATCGCCGTGTGCGCGTTCGTTCGCTTCGTTCCTTTGTCTGCCCTTGTTTTGCGAACATCGACAGGCTTTGATGCCTGAATCCGCTGCTTCAGGCGAGAGTTGGCGATGCCCATGATTGACTGAACGACTTCAAGCGGAGCCTCGTCCACCCAAGCCAAGAACCTTGCCTCCGTGCTGATTTTCTTGCTCATTGTGTTGCCTCCTAAATTCGCTTTGATCCAGCCCGACCATTGCACAACCAGCAGGAACATGAATTTATTTTATGCCCGTCTGAGTCAATGATGCGGTCATCCCTTGTTGCGCTGCCCATCCCGCGCCCGTTCGTCGAATGGTCGAACGTCGGAGCCACGATGCGGTGATCTCCTCGACTGCAAATCCCATTCTGGCGGTCGTGCATCTCCATCGTCCGACGCTTGTATTCTGCTTCGCCTTTTGCATTGTCCAAACAGACCTCGCGCCCATCGGGATATTTGCGGAACGAATCATTCACGACCTCGAAGCGCAGCGATGTGGCGAGCCCCTTGTACTTCTTGCGCACACGGCCCATGAACGGAGTTGTCATTGTTTCGTTTCCACTTCAATCGCATCCAGCCGCTCGCGCAGCATTTTGTAATCCGTCAATGCTCCCTCTATCGCGTCTTGACGACTCATGTCGGGATCGCCTTCCTTTTCGCGGTAGTAATCACAAACTGAATCAATCGCGGCGAGTTGGCTAGTCGGGAAAACTACGTTCTCAATGTCCTCCAGATGCAAATCAGGAAGCGCTTCGTTCACTTCTTTCATGCACTGCGCTTTCTTTTTCTTGGACGCAGCTTTAACTTGTGGATTCTTTCGATGCTCCCGTGAGGTCACTTTCTTGGCAATCAGCTTCGCCGTTTCAACCGGCATCTGACTTTGTTCTTCGTCTGTGAAATCTGGCGAGAGATTCTTGTGCAGGGACATGTAATCCATAATCGACCGAGCACTCTTAGGCGCTGCGTTTTCTAGCCAGTCAGTCATGGTTTTATAGCCGCCGTGCTGGAAAAGTTCCCCGTCTTTGACCATCTGACAATACTTCGCCAGTTTGGGCCATCCTGTGACCACAGACTCAACCCTGCGAACCTCGCGGTCGATCGCTTCAAACTGTTGAGCGGGGTCAGAATTGGTTGAGAGAAAAAGTTCCAAGCCTACAAGATTCGACTGCAAATTTGCGGCTGGCAGTTCTAGCCTTGGATTCTCAGGGACGATGATCGCAACAGCGTGACGCTTGCGCTTGAGTTTCATTCATGCTCCAGACACACCGCAATCCTCGGGGGATTTAGGGGGTGTGGCCCTTGATCTTGACTCTTGCCCCTTGAGGCGGATAGGTACTCTTTTACTCCCCGTTGACCGGGACGTATGCGTTTTGCGCCAGAACATCTGGCCCGTTGCCCGGATTAAGAAGCCTTGTCCGTCCCATAACCTGACCCAAATGCGCGGCCCGTTGTTTTTCGGACAGGGGCAGAACTCCCCTAAGCAGTGCCGTGAAGCAACCGTGGCTCTGCCCATGGGCTCATAGACGAATTGTTTTGGGAATTATATACATGACTCGCTAACCCTTTCAGAACAAAACGACTAAAGTTCTTGACAAAATGCAGCGAGTGATCTACTATAAAGCCAGTTAAGGAGTTCCAAAGATGGGCGAAACTCAAACGATTGTTCCGTACTGGTTCTTAATGAGAGCCGCTGGACACCTGACTGGTGGCGGCTGCGAAGGTAACGTATACAACGGCACCTGTCCGCTCTGCAAAGCACAAGAGATTCTAATGAACGCAGCGATGCGGATTGGCTATGTCGGAACCTTGCCCTACGAAGTGGGGGTTGGTAGCTATGCCCGCTAAACACACCGAAACCGTGACGAAGCCTACTCCCCCGACAGCGAGGGACGTTGTGACGTGGTGCCACGGCGAGGAAAGCGACTGGATCATTAAGGGCACGCAACTCATGCTGGATCGCTATGTGGAGCACTCCGAACTGGCAGAGAAATACAAGGAAATGTGCGGGAAGCTTCGCGAGTACGTCGAATGGCGTCATCTCGGCCTGGGCGGAGAGAACCTCGAAGAGCTTGTACTGGCGCGAGCGAAAGAACTGGAGAGCATGCTCGCGCGAGTAATCGGCTGCCTGAATCGCGTTGAGGTGATGGCTCCGCATATTGCGGAACTGAAAACTGAGTCGCACAAACTGATGCCACAAGTCGAACGCACGCCTTTTATACCCGCGCCCGTGGGCTGTGGGCCGGGAGAGTAAGCCATGAGCAAAAGCACGATCAGCACCTTCCAGCTTTTCGAGATGTTCCCGACGCCAGAGTCGGCACGGATTTACCTCGAATCGCGGCTCTGGCCCGATGGCCCGTTCTGTCCTGAGTGCAAGAGCCGTGAGCGCATCGGCAAGCAGCCCAAGGTTGGCTTCTACCGCTGTAATGCTTGTTCCCTCGATTTCACGATCCGTACCGGGACGATTTTCGAGCGCAGCCACATTCCCCTGCACAAATGGCTCTACGCCATGTACCTGCTCGTTACCGCTCGGAAGGGCATCTCTAGCCTGCAACTGGGAAAAGAGATCGGAGTTACCCAGAAATCGGCATGGTTTATGCTCCAGCGTCTCCGTGAAGCGTGCGGTTCTGGCGATGACCTCGACAAGTTGCGCGGCATCGTCGAAGTAGACGAATGCTTCATTGGCGGGAAGGAGCGCAACAAGCACGAGCACAAGAAGCTCAAGGCTGGACGTGGATCGGTTGGCAAGACGGCTGTCGTAGGACTCAGGGAACGCGGCGGACGCACTGTAGCAATGCCGATTGAGGCTACCGACATGGCCGCGCTGCAATCGGCTGTCCATGCCAACGTCGAAGTAGGTTCCACGATCTTTACGGATGAGGCGACCGGGTACGTCGGCCTTGACGGGCTGTTCTTTCGGCACGAAGCCATCAATCACACGGCGGGAATCTACTCCGAGAACGGCGTGAGCACGAACAGCATCGAAAGCGTCTGGGCTGTGCTCAAGCGCGGAGTGTATGGCGTTTACCATCAAGTTTCCAAGAAGCATTTGCATCGTTACGTGGATGAGTTCACGTTCCGCCTGAATGTCGGCAACGTGAGCCGTCACACGTTGGAACGGCTGGACTCGTTCGTAGTTGCGGTAGTCGGAAAGCATCTCACCTACAAGGAACTGACAGCATGAAAACTCCCCCAGAGCTAGACCGAATCACAGATCGCGTGCTGGCCTATCGCCCGAAACCCAAGACGAAAGCGGCCAAGCGCCGGAAGCGAAGGAATCAATATGCGAAGCGTCGAAGGAGCGAGTCATCTATATAATTCCCATTGTTTTGGTGAGTCATTAGCAGAGACAAATTCTTCGAGGTGGGGGCCGGTGTCTCTGCTAGAAGTTTCCGGCACGCCCACACTCAAAGACATCCCAAGCATATCACAGCCGGGGAGATTGTCTAACAAAAAATCGCGCATCATTCCATCTCCACCATCGTCCCCGCCGGGACAGCAATCGCGGCCTTCCAGATCAACTGGCAGGCTTCGAGGCGCGGCCCGAGTTCCACGGCCTTCGTCCGCCACAGGTAGTCGTGGGCGTGAACGAGGATTATGAATACACTTTTCATAAACTCACCAGCCTGTAATTGAACGTCCTGCCAGAAAGCCGCTGGCACTGGATCACGTGGCCCTTCGCGCGCATCATATGTGTTTCCATGTCTGTCGTCCTAGAATTCCAACGACATTTCGTAAAGCCAAATTATATTTTTCAGCAAGATACTTTGCGGTAACTTTGCGCGGGATATATTCTGCCCTGATTTTCAACACCGTAGCATTATCGGTCTTAGATGAAGGGCGTTGTTCACCGCGAAGCGTTCGGTCGCGTCCTTTTCTTCTCATGTCAGCCAGATTGTCGGCTTGGGTGCCCTCAATGATATGCCGCGGGTTGAAGCAAGGTGGATTATCGCATGTGTGTAAGCCGTTCGGCGTTGGCCAATGCCCGTGAGTAAAAAAGAATGCAAGTCTATGCACTGGAACTGATCTACCTTCGTACCAAACTCCGCCGTAATCTCTGTAGCTCTTACTGAATGGCCAAAGCAAACAATCATCACTCTTGTGGTTCGCGATACTTCGTTTAAGATACTCAAGAGTCCCTTTCCACATGGGATTGCGCGGGCCACACACTTTGCGTTTAGCTATATGTTCGGGAGTCTGTTTATACCCAAATTTCGTCATAAAATACTCCTAACTGGAGGCTATGGAGTCGAGAGTCATATTTTCGCCGATCTTTTCGATTTGTAAAGCTGTTTGCGGAGGTCTTTGATGTATACAGTCAAATCCTTCACTGCAATACGCGAGAACTCCCGCGATTCGATAGCCTCTTTCAATCTATCTTCCAACGATCTCCATTGCGGTCGTGGCAAAGGATCGCCAGTTATCGGGTCTAATCCTTGACGTATCATGTCTGCGAAGGCTTTACAGGTCATAATCTCTCCAGCACTTCCGTTCTCACTTCCCTCTGCGCCTGATGCCTGTTCTCGTCGACCAGCGCGGCCACAAGCCCTTGCAGACTAGGCGGTGGATGTCGGATTCTTTTTCGTCAACCACGCTATCCGTATGAGTCGCTGGTTTCTCAGGATGGAAATAGCAATTGCTCATGACTTCACCAGTTCAATGTGGCTTATTGCGACCGATGCCGAATATTTGCCGTCATCTGAGCGAACATACACGCTTGCCGTACCGCCGATCTCGTATACACCGTCGTACTTGATCGTTCCCAATCGGCCCTCGCCTTCGCGGATTCCGCTCCAAAACCGAACTCGCGTTCCCTTAGCCACAGTCTCAAGACTGACCATTTTAAAGTGTCCCTTCTTTGCGCCGCTTTTGGATTTGATTACGGACCCGCTTGTACCAGTAGTCCGTATCATGCTTTCGCACGCTTTCTTCCTTCTTGAAACGCCCTCACAGTCTCGGGCCGGACCTTCGCCACCGCGTCGATCTTCTCGATCTCGAACCTGAACAAAGTCCTCTGGCAGTCGACCGGCATGTGTCTCCGCTCGGAATACCAGTGCGCCACTTCGTTCCCGGACACGCCGAACATCAAGCCCAGCTTGTCGAAGCTCAACCCCGTGCGGTCCTTGAACCGCTGGATGCGTTTGTTTGCAGTGCGGTCTATCACTTTTCGTACCAACTTTCTGCATTAGATTCTCCGCTCTCTGCCGCTCTCGGGAGGAACACGAGCTGCTTGTTGTCGAACATCACTGGAACTGAGTCCACGGGGCCTTCCCTCTGCTTTGCCACGATGATCTCATCCATCCGCGTAAACCCTGTTTTCTTGTCCAGTGGGCGGTAGACGAGCAGCACCAAGTGGGCGTCGTTCTCCACGTCTCCCGATTCCTTCAGGTCGAACAGTACCGGGCGACGTTTCATCTTCTCCGCTGGCCGTCCGAACTGCGAGACGCCAATCACCACGACCTTCTGCTTCTTGGCGAGTTCGCGCAGCGCGGCAGAACATGAAGAAATCCTCTGCGCCCGGTTGTCGCCTTCGCCTTGCATGAGTTGGATGTAATCTACGGCCACGAGTTTTATCCCATGCTTGCGGATCATCATCGTGGCGTGCGACGTGAACTCGCCGGCGGTCACTGACGAAGCATCGTTCACCCAGAGTGGCCACTGATCTAGCACGGCTTTGGACTCCATGAACATCGCGCGCTCGCTCGGCTCCATCCGCTTCGGGTTCCTCAACTTCCATCCTGTAACCGCGCCTTTCGTCACGAGCGGGATGCAACGAGAAAGCACGGCCTGCTTAGTCATCTCCTGGGAGAACAGCAAGCACGGTATTTCAGCTTCGCAGTTCGCGGCGATGATCTGAGTGACGAACGGCGTCTTGCCTTCGTTCGTCCAGCCGCCTATGACCACGAACTCTCCGGGATGGAGTCCTCCGGTCAGTTCGTCCAGGTCGGTCAAACCGCTGCTCAGCGCCTTCGACTTCGCCGCGCCGGTCGAGAGCTTCATCACGTAGTCGTAGAACACGTCCGAGAACTCGCTGAGCCGCAGGGAATCCGAACTCTGGCCGTACTCCGCCATCTCAACCAGTTTGTCGTAGGTCACGGACAGCACGGATTCGTTGTCCTCGGATGCATCCCGCGCCTGCAATAGAGCAGACTCGAATTCCTGAATGATCTTCCGGCGGTGAGCTGCCCGGATGACTTCTTGCACGTGCGGGGCGATCTTGCGCGTCCCCGCGGCGTTGAAGTCCATGATGTACGCCGTCAGCCCGTGGTTCTTCGGGAACATGTCCGCCAGTATCACTTCGTCGACCTGCTCTCCGCCTTTGACGCGCCGCTCGATGGCCTTGAAGATTTCCCGGTGGTAGCTGTTCTGGAAGTGCTCCGGCCGCAACCGCTCGGCGAAGCAGAAAAGTTCGTTGTCCAGCAAGACTGACTGCAGGACGACCTTCTCCGACTCCATCGCTGCCTGCTGATCGACTAGCTGCACTCTGCCCTCCCGTACTTGTTCAGCGTTCCGGTTTCGTAGCGAGGAAGACGAGAAATATAAAAGGCAGGTTGCTCAGCTGGTGCGTGATCCTTCGACTCGTGATAGTTATCGAGCATCGCGACCAGCCGTTTCTCAGTAAGTGTCTTATCTTCTGAGAGTAACCGCTTGAGGTTTTTCCCAGCAGTGCCGTTGAAGTGGGGCGGAGCTTTTACGTAGTGCTGGTGAGCTTTAAAGATTAACTCTGTGAATCTTTCGTACCGTAAGTCTGCTGTAGTCTTGTGCCCGTTCCCGTTCTTGGGAGCAGGAGGGTTGGAATCGAGTTTGAAATCGTCGGTCGGAAGCGCAGCTGACGACAGTTGTTCTTGAGTATTGTTATAAGTCTTGTTAGGGGTACATTCCTGTCCGCTATTTTTGTAAGAAATGTCCGCTTTCCCGTGTAGTTTTTGTCCGCTTTCGATAGCGGATATTTTGTCCGCTATCGACAAAAGAGCATATTCGTGATGCCGTCCAACTTTCTTTCTAGAGATCAACTTTGCACTGAGCAATTCGTCCATCGAACGTCGTACTGTCCGCTCGTCTATGCCGATCATCTCTGCCAGTAACTCCTGAGATGGAAAGCATTGTTGACTACTGTTGTTGGCCATTCGACACAGAGCCAAGTAGAGCATGAACGTAGTAGATTGGAGGCGCTTGGCGAAGAAGTCGAAGACGGCATTAGATACCCAGAGGAACCCGCCTCGGCGGTCTCGTACTTCAAAAGTTTCTTCTGCAAAACTATCAGCAGAAGTGCGATCATCATTTTCCATGTGTTAGACCTTTTTGTGCTCTCTCTGGACTGGGAGGTCTAGGCCCAGCCCGAGAGAGAGCGAAGTGTCACTTGGCAGCGACAGTTAAATTCTAAAATTCTATCAGACAAGAGTAAAGCCCTTTTTCACCGAGCAAACACGCGGCCTTCACGCGCTATGGAAATTCGTGAATCTGCAAGTTTGCAGGTATCAGCGCTTTTCCAGCTGCGGGAGTGAGTGCCGAGAACTGCTTGACGAACAGCTTGGTCCCGACAGCCTTGCACTCTGCCCGAAGATTAATCAGCCACTCCAGTTTCATCGGTCGGCGAGCGTGCCCACTTTCTCCTCCGAAGATGATCCAGTCCGGAGGCACGTTGTAGTAAAAGCCAGACAACGGACTCTGCACTATCGAGACCGGACCGAGCGCCGGTTCGTAGCTGATCCAGTTCACTCCGCCGCGCTGAATCGAGACTTCGCAGATGATCGGGTAGCGGATGTCGTAGAACTCTTGATTTTCAGCCGTCGCTCCGTACCACACGTTGTTGTGCTTGAAGTCTTTCGGCAAGTAACGCTCGTAACGCTGCGGCCGCTTCGTGAGCAGTTGCCAGATGAGGTTCGGGGTCTGGTCGATCAACGTCCACAGTCGCTCCCTCTGGCCTTCGGGAGCCTCGTCGTCCATTATGTCGCACATCGAACCGCAGAACACTTTACGCTTGACGCTTTCCTTGGCGGCTTTCTTATCCCAGCGCAAAGGATCGTTCCAGTAATGATCGCTCATAATCCGGCGTGACTCGCCTTTGCCCCAGTGTGCTCCGCCGACGCGCTTATCAAAGGCTTCAGCATAGCAGTGATCGCAACCTGGAGACACTTTCGTGCAACCCCACCACGGATTGAACGTCGCGTCTGTCCAAGAAATGCCAGTTGTCTCTGCCACTACGAATCCCCCTTCAACTCTGATTCCCCGTGAGAGATGAACTCTCGCAGAATCTTCGCCCCGCATTCCCAACTGCAAACCTCTTGCGGCTCATCGGCAGCTTGATACGGCAGAGCACTGGACGGTGGAACCATTGCGATAAAACGCGGCACATCCTGCTCGCGTCCGATTCCAATGCGCGCGAATATCTGACTCTGTTTCAACTCTTGTCCGCAACCGTCACAGGTGATGATTTCGATTCTCATTCAGCAATCCCCCTTCAACTCCCGGATGCTGGCCGAGACCTGCTCGGGATGGTCAGCCGGGTCGATCCGTTCATAGCAGGCGTCGCACACGACGTCCCACTCCGATTCGGGGACGGCGCCGAAGTAAGATTCCATCTCGGCTGTCGCGTCGGCGCGCGTCCAGGTTCCGTCCGTAACGAACTCGAACGTCTCGCGGCACAGGGTGCAGGTGAAAGTGTTCATACGGTACTTCCATTGCGGTACTGCTCGTTGCAAATTCTTCGCTCTGCATTCAGCCGCGCTTGGTCCAATAAAAACGAGAGTTGAGACCGTCCATGCTTTGTGTCTGGAATGCGGCAATTGTTTATGTACGGCACTCCATTCGCATCGATGGTTAGTTCTTTCGGTAAGTCTTCCGGCTTGAGCATGTAATATTCCCATAACGCATTCCGTTCAGCGTCGAGCTGTTTGCTGATCTGCGCACATGCACCTTCCCAGATATTCGGTTTATCGCTCGTCATCTTCCCTCCACCTCGCACATCAGGTCGTCGCTCAGCAGACTTATTCGGACGGCCAACGCCGTCGAGGATGCAGAATCACAGCTCCGTCTTGCGAAACGTACACAGCCCCAATGTCTGGATTGGCGGTCCGCATCGCTTCATTTCTGTTTATCCATCCATCTTCGTACAGCAACCAATCTTCCGGCTTCGATCCTACGACGTGCGCGAGCACCCAGAATGGGATTTCAAAACCTTCCGCGTTCAGATTCATCGTTTCCTCCCGCCCGAGTGCACCTGCCGGTTGTGCCGCTGGAGGTCGTCGATGCTCTCGAAAGCCTCCGGCGGGTCGCAACTGTGGCACCAAGCCCGCGCAGGCTCCCCGATTTGCTGCATCCACTAAACAAAAATATGCAATTCATGCGATCAGATCAAAGAGCGTTGCCGCTGTACGTCCTTCAGTACTACCCATCCACGGGGATCGATCTTACTAATTGAGAATTCGGGGATTCTGACGACGTCCTCGATACGAATCAACGTCGCAAAAGATGCGGCGCGTTTTTTTGCCCAGAACTCGGAATCGTCCATGCACAATGCAGTGGCAAACTGCTCAATTTCAGACCAAGTCGTCGGATCAAGGTGATAATACCAAGCATTCGATACCCGACAGACTCCGCAAATTGGTCCGCTCGACTGCTTCAACACCACCAGATCCCCCTTTCTGACTTGCTCAAAGGGGGCGTGCCGATGAACGCTAAATCTAGATTCGATCGTCTTCTTTCCTTCAAGAACGAATCTGAGGTATGGTTCAATGAAAACCGCAAGATGAATGCTGTTGTCCAGAGTCTCTGCAAGGATGCCCTCCAGAAGTCCAGATAAAACAGTTCCTGCAATCTTGCCCCTGAGTTCAGGAAGCAAGTCGTTAGTCCACCAATCAGGTCCCTGCGTCATGTGCCTCTTAGCTTTTTGATTCCGCGATCAAAATGTTCAAAAACATTTCCAAGCGCTCGGCGTAATCCGGGGAAGGTTCAGCAGTTCAGTTTCGGTCTTCTTTTCGTCTTCCGCTGCCTTGTCCATGTCCTAGAGTACCGTTTCCGAGCTATTAGGCGACTTGAGAGCGATTGCCGGGGCTTCCGGGTAGATTTCCTCAGTCTTTTCCCCGGCAGGCTCCCTGAACAGCGGTTTCCTGCCGATCCTCAGCTTTTTCTTCTGGTACCGCTTCTGCTTGCGCAGGCGCGTCCAGTGGCAGACGCAGAGGGCCAAAACAGCCATCCCCAGCTTCCGCGGTCGTGCCGGATGACCGCAAGCCTTCTGCTGGCCATCCGACTTCGAGCGCGTCATGTAGCTGCAAATCACTTGATGTTCGCTTCCTTAAACCCGACTGCGATCTCTGGCGGTAACGGAATCTGTTGCTCTGTCGGTCGCCAGAGATGCAGGCAATATGGATGATTATTGATCCACTTAGACTTTGGAGGATGCAACTG